CCTTGGCCAGCTGGCTGGTGGCCATCTGCTGCGGCAGGAACTCATCGAAGACGTGCTTCCAGGCCTGCTTCTGCAGATCCTTGCGGAACCGGTTGCGGGTCACCGGCGCACCTTCGACGGTCACCTGTAAGCCCAGCTCCTGGCCGAAGAATCCATCCAGCACACCCCGCAGCCTGGTGCCTGCGGCCACCTGCTCATCGAAGATCTTGCAGGCCTCCACGTAGCGCTGCACGATGTCCCGGCTGCGGCGGTAGGGGATCAGCCCCTCGCCTTGGGCCTCGATGTCGTCCGGGCCCAGGTAGAAGCCATCGAACTCATCAGCCCCGCTTACACGTTGGCCAGGTCGTGTCAAACGAACCATGCCGACGCTGACACGTGTTGGACGCTCGGCGGTGCTGAAGCACTCGCCCAGGTGTTCCTTGCTGCCGTAGGCCTCGATCAGCTTGGCAAGCTGCTTCTTCAGGCCGCTTCCGGTGCGCTGCGTGAGGCGGTGCACGTACTCATCGCAGACCGTGTTCCAGTTGGCCAGCGCGACGATCTCGCAGCCTGGCGGGGCGATCTCCCAGGCGTGCAGGATGTGCCGCTCATCGGCCGAGAACGGCGGGTTCATCACGATCAGATCGGCGTGGCTGATCTGGTCGGCGGTGATCAGCAGGAAGTCTTCGCAGCCGAGCAGCGGCGTGGCCCCGGTGATGCCTGCGAGCATCTGCCGCAGCTTCTCCTCTCGCTCGCACCAGACCACCTCCTCGGCGCCGCGGGCCAAGCACTCGCTCACCAAATTGCCCGAGCCGGCGGAAGGCTCCACCACCACCCGGCCGCGCAGGTCGAGTGGGTCGAGCATGGTGGCCGCCACTTCCGGCGGCGTGGGGTAAAAGTCAGGGTTGAACACGGCTGGCCTCCACACTGAACGGCGGATCGGCCAGCACCAGCTCACCGGCTGGCGCCTGCAGCAGGAACCCGCCAGTGCCGGCGGAGGGCTGGTAGCCGCGCAGTGCGGCGACGATCGCGGGTGGGACGTACCAGGTCATGGCTCCACCTCCCCCGCCAACCGCTCACACAGCGCCCACCACAGCGACGTGGCCAGGGTGGCGGTGCCGACGATCGACAGCACGGCGATGATCTCGACCATGCCGGCGAGGATGCAGAGGGTCATGGCAGAAAGTCCTCCCGAATGCGCTGTGGGGGTGGAAATTGAGGCTTGGGCGTGGTGGGCCCGCCGTTGCCGTTGCCGCGTTGGGTGGGGCCTTCGTTGAAGATCAGCGGTGGCCGGCCAAGCACGCCGCCCCTGATCCGCATCACGTCGCCCCTTGCCCGCCAGCCAGCCCAGTACGACAGCAGGGCACCGGTGCCGCCGACAATGGAGCCGAGCAGCAATGAGAGTTCGGCGCTCACTGGGACACCTCCCTCACCTGCTGCCGCAACGCCCGCAGCACCACCGCCGTGGGCGATTCCCTGAGCATCCCCAGCTGGTGGTCGATCAGCGCAACCACCCGGCCGCGCATCAGCTCCTGGCCCTGGGATAGGGCAGCCTGCAGCGCCGGGGATTCGTGCAGCGCCTCGGTGGCACGGGCGACGGCGGCCTGTTCGGCGGCGAGGGCCTGTTGGTCGGTTTCGATTCGGGCTAGCAGGGTGTCGAGCTGCTGGCGGATGTCGGTGATCTGCATGGGTCAGAAGGGAGCGTCCGACTCATCGATGTCGCCGCCCAGCGGCGCGGAGTTCCACGCCGGCGCGGCAGGCTTGGCGGGCGCCTGCTGCTGGGCCTGCTGGTTCTGGCTTGGCTTGGCCAGCACCTCCCAGGCCTCGACGCTCAGTACCAGGGCGTGGCGCTTCTCGCCGGTGGTGCGGTCGTCCCAGGTCTCGGTCTTGACGCGGCCCTCCACGTCGATCAGGTCGCCTTTGCCGGCGGCATCGACAAACTGCTGGGCCTTGTCGTTCCAGATTTCGAGCTTGAAGCTGTAGGGCTTTTGCCCGTCGTCCCGTTTCTGGCCGGGCTTGTTGACCAGCAGGCGGGCGTTGCAGACGCTGGCGCCGGATTGGAAGCAGCGCAGCTCAGGATCGGCGCCGAGACGGCCGATGAATCGCCACTGGTTGCACTGGATGAGCTGAGTAAGGAGTTCGTTCATTGGGGGTTAGGTTCCGGTTGTGCAGCCCACCAGGTCACGCGGACCAGGCGGCGGGCAGATCGTCGGGGTCTTCGGTTGGGTCGGGGTCGGGTTCGGCGGCAGGGACTGGGGCGTGCGCGTTGCACTTGGCGGCGGTCTCGGCGGAGATCCCCTGTTGGATGATGCGGTCGAGGGTCTGGCGGGGCAGCCGTTCCAGTGAGCTGGTTTCGCCCTGGCTCACCATCTGGCAGAACTGAATCAGTCCCTCGCTGGTAAGCCCTGCCGCCTTGCAGGCCTCTCGCGCCTGATCGGCCACGTTGAACGGCTCGGCGCCGCTCTCTAGCCAGCCCTGCAGCAAGCGGCCGGTGGCCTCGGTGATCGTGTCCCGCCAGTCGGCAAACAGGGTGGTTCGATCCTTGGTGGCGGTGGCCTTGTGGTCGATGTCCACGTCCATCACGCACGTGAACTCGTATTCCATGCCGTCGCGCTGGACTGGCTGCAGGCCCACCTTGCGGGGGACCTTCTTACCGCGCTCGTTCTCTTCCAGCACGTACTCCTGCTTCACTCGCATCGTGGTGATGATGTGGGCAGGGCTGGAGAGCAGCGCTTCAACCAGGGCGTTGTGCTCTGGGGTGATCTCCCGCCACGCGGCGTAGCTGTTGGCGCCAGGGCGGGACGCCAGCTGGCCCTGCTTGTCGAGCAGGCCGCCAGCGCCAGACCAGGCATGGCTCAGGCTGTCCACGATGATCGTGGCGTAGCCCGCATCCTCGAAGACGGCGATCGCCTCCCGGTACTTCCCCACGGTGTAGGGCTTGTCCAGGGTGATCACGTCGTAATCGCCGATCTCGGCGTAGAGATCAGCGCTGCCGTTCTCGGTGTCGATCACGCCGACCTTGCCGCCGATGCCGAACGCCAGGCGCAGGGCGCTCATGGTCTTGCCGGAACCGGACGGGCCCAGCAGGGCGAGCCTGAGTTTCGCCTTGCGGCGCGTTGCCTTGCGTATCTGAAGGGCCATGGCATCGAGCGGTTGGATGCCAGAATCCTAGCGGATGGGTTCCGGTTTCGCACCCGTTCGCAGTATTTCTCTCGCATCCTCCACACTGCGCACGATTCCGGCGCACCCACCAGCGGCGGTGATGTGGTCAAGGAATGCGGTCTGCTGAGCGGTGGGCCTGCCGGTGGCCGATTTCACCTCAAGCGCCACGAACTGGGCCAGGTCGCCCACGCGGCGATAACCGATCAGATCGGAGCTGCCCACGCACAGCCCGGCATGGAGCGGTCGGCCGCCACGGATCACCACGTCACCCGGGCGGAGGGAATGGGCCAGCGCGGAAAGGTTCCCGGCGGTGACGCGAGTGGCGGCGCCAGCCCAGCCGGTGCCGACGTTGTTCCTGAAGAGGCGGACCGGGCCTGAGCCGTGAGCCAGGAGTATTCGTTGCTGAGTTTCCTGTTCGCTGGGCATGGCGGGGGCGGGTGTGGTGAGGGCAGTTAACGCAGTCCTACGCCACCTCCCGCAACGCCTCAAACGTCATCCCCAGCACCCGCACCGGGCGGGCCTGACGCATCGCCAGGGTGATGGCTGCCTGGGATACGTGCAGCTCCCGGGCGGCGCTCACTGCACTGGGCCAGACCTGGCCGGTCTCAACGCAGCGCACGCGCCAATCACCACGGGGCCTGGGATACCGTGCGGCGATCTGCTCAGCCAGCTCGCGATCCTCCAGCAGGGCGAACAGGCGATCGGCATCGAATCCACCGAGGGCCTGCGGGCGTTGGCGGGCCAGTCGGCGCCAGTTCTGGCGGGACACGTACCGGAATGCACCGCGCCAGACCGGCTGGAGAATCTCCTGTGTGGTGCGCCGCCTCAGCCAGGCTTCAACCCTGGTGCAGGGACAGCCAAGGATCTCGGCCGCGCCGCCGGTGGTGACCCACTCGCCAGCACGGACTCTGGTGTGGTGGCCCATGCGGACCAGCTTCAGGTGTATCGCTTTCGCTGAGCGCTCTGGCCATTTCATCTGCCCAGCCTTGCGCCGGTAGCGGTTGGCGATCTCGCGGACGGGGAACGACTCGGCCAGGGATTCGAGAAACTCGGTCTCGGGGCGGGTCCAGCGTGGGGGTATCACGCCACCTTCCTCCACTGCCCCTTCGCCTGCCGGGCTGCCATCACATGCCGGGCCCAGCCGCGGGGGTTCTTCATTCCCCGGCGCTTCCCGATGGCGATCAGGTCTTCGACGGTCTGGGCGCGGGATTGTTCGCGTTTCGCTTCGCGCCGCTGCAGCTCCCGTTCCACCAGTTCACCGTCAACCTGCTGCAGCGCAGCACGCGGCGCCGCAGTGAACACGTGCCCGCACTCGCTGCACTTCGGCTTGGCTGATGGCATCGCCGCAAAGCACTTCGGGCAAACCTTGACGCTGATGGCCTGGTCTTTCTTTTTTTTCGCCTTTCCCTCCAGGCTCCATTCACGCTCAATCAGCGGATGGTCAAGCCGTGACGGGTCGCTGTTGTCGGTGTGATCAATGATCAACAGGTCGCGCTTGCCTGGAGCGATCCGCAGGCCGCGGCCGTTGCCCTGCAGCCATGCGGTAACGCTGGTGGTTCGCCGCAGCCACACCACCACGTCAATCTCAGGCACGTCTACACCTGCGATCCATAGCTGCGCGCAGGCCACCATGTCCAGCCGGCCAGCCCTCAGCCCTGCGATTGCCTCCCGTCGATTGTCGTCGGAACTCCTGCCATGCACAGCCATCGCCCTGTAGCCAGCACGGCGCCACTGCTCGGCCACGGCTTCCGCGTGCCGCACGTTGCAGCAGAACACCACTCCACGGCGGCCACCGCAGAGCCTCTGCCAGTGTGTCAGCGCGTCTCCGATGATCGCTGGCTTTCCAAGGATTGAGGCGTCCTGTTCTTGATTAAAATCCTTGCCGCGCAGCTTTGGCATATCAGCTAGACGCGGGGCGAACAGCCGCACCGGCGCCAGCAGTCCCTCTTCAATCAGCTGCAGGGTGCTGCAGGTCAACACCAAATCGTCGAACACCTCGTTTAGGCCGCGGCCATCAAGGCGCTGGGGTGTGCCGGTGAGGCCCAGCAATCGGGGCCGACCAACGGCGTTGATCACACGCTGATACGTTTCGGCTACAGCCAGGTGGCACTCATCAACAATGATGAGATCGGGCGGCGGCAGATTGCTTCGGCTCAGGGCAGATTTTACACCGACAATCTGTACCAATCTGGAGTAATCAGCCGATCGACCGGCACAGATGTTTCCATAGGGAATCTCAGCCTCTGCCAACCTGCTCTCTGTGTCATCGAGAATTTCTTTCAAGTGTGCCAAGAACCAGCATCGCCGGCCCTTGGCCGCAGCGGAGCGCAGGATGCTGGTAGCCGTGGCGGTCTTCCCAAATCCGGTCGGCGCCACCAGGATCGGGGCGCGGGCGCCGCTGGCGTAGGCCTGGCGGAGATCCTCGACGGCTTGGGATTGGCGGGGGCGGAGGGTGAGGGTCACAGCTCAGCGTGAAAAACTGCCACCACCCACCCCACTTACTGCCGCCCTAGAGCCCCTAATGCAGGCTGGAACCAGCGGCGTCCTCGATGGGACCCGTACAGACCAGAGGCCGATTGAGACCCACCGCCTGGCCCGGGCAGTGGTCGGCATCGTCAGGGAGTGGGGCGTGGGGGTGGTGGCCTGCACAGCATACCCCTAAGGTTCCGCATCCGCACCCCCTAGAGTGGGAGAACCCACAACCGACTCCATGCCCGCCTGGCCCACGCCCCCCGGTCGCAAGTGCATCACCGTTGAGCTGCCCACTGAGCAGGTGGATCACCTCGACCGCGAGGCCGATTACCTCGGCTGCACCCGCGTCGCGTACCTCAGGCAGCTGATCCTCCGCGACATGGGCCGCCTGGCGCAGAGCAAGGCCCCATCCAAGGCTCGCCGCGCCGGCTGACCCCATGCCCACGCTCCTAGATCAGCTCCAGGAGCTCCCTGACTCCTGGGGCCTCGTTGCCGTGGACGGGAATAAACGCCCGTACCAGCCTCACTGGCAGGCCAACCCGCTGACCAAGGAACAGGCCGCGGCCGAGATCACAGCCGGTCGCGCCAAGGCCATCGGCGCGATCGCTGGCCCAGTGTCGGGCGGGCTGCTGTTCCTGGATCAGGACGGCATCAGCGCCGCCGAGAAACTCACCGAGCTGGGCATCCCGCCGCGCACCCTGCCTGAAACGGCGCTGTGCACCTCAGGCCGCGATGGACGGCTGCAGGCGCTGTTCACCATCCCTGAGAAGTACTGGCCGCACCTGCGCAATCGCCGCGTGTTCGACACCGGCAAGGTGGACGCCGACGGTAAGGCCGAGAACCTCGACCTTCGCTGGAATCGCCACCAGTCCGTGGTGATCGGCGCGCACCCGATCACGGGGCATTACCGCTGGATCAAGGGCCGCTCACCGGCGCAGGTCGGCATCGCTGAGGCGCCCGAGGCGCTCATTGAACTGCTGCTGAACGACCCTGAGCCCACTCCTACCCCGCTGCTCACCGCTGCCGCGCCGCTGCCGGCCACCCTGCCGCTGCTTGAGTTCATCACACGGGACAGCCGGGCACTGATCGAAACCGGCGGCACCCCCGGCCAGTGGAATGACGATCAGCTCAAGCTGGCCCTTGACCTGCAGGGCACTGAGGAATGGATCATTACCCAGGGCCATCGCCCAGACATCACCGCGGCCGCGGCCTTTGAGCAACACATCTCAGCCGCTCAGGCCAAGGCCAGAGACTTCGACGCACGCAAGGCCCGCAAGCGCTTTGAGGGCGCGGCCGCGCACAGCCCGCACCCAGGCACCCCTCTCGACAAGCTCGAATCACGCCTGAGGTTCCACACCCGCACCCAGCGGCGCATCCTCACCGATCCCCCGGCTGCGGCAACCTCGGCGCCCGCCCGGGAACGCAAGCCCGCGCCGATGCTCGACAAGCCCACCAAGCTCGAAGCAGGCGAACTCCTGGCCCTGCTGCGGGCACAGGCTGGTGAAGACCGGATCCGCTTCAACCGCTTCAGCCAGCAGATCGAAATGGACGGCGCGGTGCTCCAAGGCTCCGAACGGTTCTACCTCTCGCTCGCTGAGCAGGGCTTCAAGGTCTCGAAGGAACTCGCCGTGGACTGTCTGGTGCAGGTGGCGCATGAGCACCCCTACGACCCGGTGGCGCTCTATCTGGAGCACGTCGCCGCAACCGTCACCCCCGCGATTATCGACAACCTGGCCACTGCCTACCTGAGGCCTGAAGACGGCACATTCGGCGCAGGGCCCACCATCTACGACCACATGATCCGCTGCACCCTCATCGGCGCGGTGCGCAGGGCACTGGAGCCTGGCTGCAAGCACGACACCGCCTGCGTGCTGATGGGTGAGCAGGGGGCGCGAAAATCATCGTTCTGGTCTGCCCTGGGCGGCCCGTTCTTCTCTGATGCACTCGGCGACATCAGCTCCAAAGACGACCTCATGGTGCTGCACCGCTCCTGGGTCATGGAGTGGGCTGAGCTGGACCACATCATGGGCCGCAAGCACGCCGGCCAGGTCAAGGCGTTCCTTTCGCAATCGACCGACCTCTTCCGCGTCCCCTACGGCAAGGCGACCGAATCCTTCCCGCGGCGCGGCATCATCGTCGGCAGCACGAACCGATCGACCGGCTTCCTGGTGGATGACACAGGCAACCGCCGCTTCTGGGTCATCCCGACCACCCGCACCGAGACCGACCCGATCGACACGCCCACCCTGATGGCTGAGCGGGACGCGATCTGGTCTGCAGCGGTGCACGCCTACCGGGCCGGCGAGGTGAACTACCTGCCGCCGGAGCTGGCCAACGAGGTGAGTCGGGAGAACGAGGCGTATCAGATCGAATCGCCATGGTTGCCCGCGGTGCAGGAATGGCTGGCCAAGCTCGTCATGGGCGAGGCCATCACCACTGAGCGCATCTTGTCGCAGGCCATCGCCAAGCCCACTGAGCGCCAGACCAGGGCCGATCAGATGGCCGTGGCGGACATCCTCCGAGGGTTGGGCTATCGCCGTGATCGGGTGATGGTCGGCAACCAGCGCCAGTGGATGTGGTCGAAGGCCGACTGACCCTGCTCCACCTCTGCCCTACCTGCTGAATTGAGGTAGGGCAGTTGAAACGCCAGTCCAGCACTGGCGTTTTTTTGTGTCTGCCCTACCTGCCCTACTGCCCTACCTATTTCTGAAACTACCCGCAGCTGCCCTCCCTACCCTCCCTCTACCCCTTTTCTTCTATTCCTTAGAAATAGGTAGGGTAGGTAGGGCAATGGGCTCAAACCGCAGTCCTGGCCTTTGATCTCGGCTGCCCTACCTGGCCCTGAGGTAGGGCAGCGAGGTAGGGCAGGTAGGGCAACGCAGAACAGCTCCCTACCCTGCCCTTGGACGTGGCGTCCGAGTGGTTTCGTTCCCCGCCCTGGCCGGCGGGGTTTTTCATGCCCACCGCAGACTGAGGCAACCGCTCCCCTGGCGATGAAACGTGCCGCCTCGCCGTCCCACCTGCTCAGCCGTGACGTGACCTGGCTGGCCTGGTGGCAGGAGCTGATCCTCAACTGGGTGTCGTCATGGGAGACGGTGGGCTGCCTGACCGTCACCAGCGCCGCAGACCCTGATGAGTGGATGGCGTGGGATCTGCCGACCGACCTGGACCTAAAGCGGATGAAGCTGGAGGAACTGCTGGAATCTTGATAGGGGGTCTCAGACTGGGGGCATGGCTGGCGTCGTCTTCACTGTTGACACATCCGAGCTGAATCAGCTCCACGTCCAGCTGAGCCGGATGATGGGCCAGTTCGAGTGGATCACCGCCCGGGCGATGACAACGGCTGCCAAGGCCTCCCGTGAGGCCATCAGGCGCGAAATCCTGCCGATGGTGCAGGGCGGGGCCACGCCTTGGACCAAACGCGGCCTGATCGCATCGTTCGCCAAGCCCACCGAGCTGCGGGCCATGGCGGGCTTTCAGTACGGCGGCGGTGAGTGGAGCGACACAGCCCTCACCCGCAAGGCTGGCGGCGTGCCTGCTGGCCGCTACATGGGCATCAACGCCAGCGGCGGTGATCGCAGGCCCAAGGGATTTGAGCTGCAGCTGAGACGGGCCGGGCAGATCGGCAGGGGGGATTTCGTGGTGCCCCGCTCCAGATGGGGCGCGCTGAATGCCCAGGGGAATGTCTCGGGTGGCAAGTACCAGCAGATCCTGTCCCGTGTTCGTGCACTGCCAAGCGGGATTGGGAATGCCCCGCAGGGGGCTGGGAGTCGCGGGAGGTCGGGCAGGGCCAGGGCCAGCCTCGACTACTTCGTGGCCCGAGGGGATGACTCAGGCATCAGCCGTTGGCAGCTCGGCTCACGCCCGCTGATGATCGCGGAACGTGCGGGCAAGGGGCCGAAGGGTGGCACCGGCAAAGGTTCAGGCAAGCGCGGCAGACCGCAGACCGTTGGCTATCGCCGTGGCTTTGTGCCTGCGATGAGCATCGTCAATGATGCGCCGAACTACGAACGACGTTTCCCGATTCAATCCGTTGCGATGCGTGAGTATCGACGCGTGTTCCCCTCCGCCTGGCGAGACGGATTCATCCGCGAAGCAAACCGCAGACAGTGACGGGGGCAGGGCCGGTCAGGTTTGGATTCTCAACAACACAAACTATTTGAGAATCAATAACGGGGCGGCGGGTCCTCCACCAGTGCCTATTTTGAGGTTAAGTTCGCACGGCTACGCATATGCCGATAACGTTTTCTCAAATAGGTTGCTGTTGTTGAGAATCGGCTGCTGTTGAGAATCGGCCTACAATGAGGCGCCCCGGCGAGCTGGAACTCCCGAGGCGTGACCAACCTGAAGACACAGGCTGATGAACGGATTGTATGCGGCGCTGCCGGGCCGGCCGGATTTTGACACCGACAAGCACAAGCTCGGCAAGCTGTGCCCCAACGCCCATGACTGGATGGGCACCGGGCAAACATTGCGCAGTGTCAACGGCAGCCACTGCATTGAATGCGACAGGCTTAGGTCTGAGTCCAGGCGCAAAGTTAACAAGGAAGCCATCAGGCAAAAAGACAAGGAACGATATGAATCCAACAAAAATGATCCGGCGTGGCGAGAAGCTCGCAGACAGCGCCAGCGAGTAAACGTAGCGAAATACCGCGCCACTCACGGGCGCGAATCCCGCTCCAAGAACGGCCTGCCCTACAGGTTTTGCGAGGACCATGGCCTGCCGTTAGTACACGCCAGCCAGATCGCCGAGATGCACGCTGCCGGCCTGGAACCTGAGGCCATCAGGAAATCCCTGGCCCTGCGCGAAAGCCTGCTGAAGTCAGCTGGCAGCGCCCCCAGCGTGGCCCGCCTGGTGATGGAAGAGCAGCGCCGGCACTGGCAGGAGAACCCGGAAGCGAAGGCGGCGCATGATCGGTGGTGGAAATCGCATAACTGGTGGCTGAGGTATCAGATCAACCCAGAGCTGCGGCTTTACACCCGCCAGAAATCCAAGCGCCGCAAAGCGCAGATGCGCAACAGCGTGGCCATCCAGGTGTCAGGCCAAGAGATCAGCGCCAGGTTTGCGAAGTTCGACCACCGCTGCGCATACTGCGGCGCCGGCGGCGACCTCCACATTGAGCACGTCGTACCCATCAGCCGCGGTGGCGGCCATGCGATTGGGAACATCGTGCCAGCGTGCGAATCGTGCAACTACAGCAAGCGTGATCACCAGCCCGAAACCTGGTACCGCCGCCAGCCGTTTTTCAGCGAGCTGCGCTGGCGGAAGATCTGCCGGGCTCTGGGGTGGCAGCGCTCCAGCGTCGGCCAACTGGCCCTGCTGTAAAGGGCTGCACAACCGGAAGCGCAACCCCGCGCTTACGCTGGTTGCATGACGGTTGCAACCGACCAACTGCTGAGCGCTGGCAAGGGCTCCGAGCTGATCCGCGCCAAAACCGGCCGTAGCTGCACCAGGCAGAACCTGGAGAAGCTCTGCAAGCAAGGCAAGCTCCCGCGCTCCACCGCCAGCACTGCCCCGGTGCGCGTGCGGGCCGCCCTGCTGGTGGATGAGTACCTGGCCAACATCGATCAGCGCCAGGCGGTGCGCGACAAGCCCGGCGTGCGCGATGACACCGCCCGCGCCAGCGCGCCACCGCAGCGCCCGCCTGATGAGCCCCTGGCTGATGATGAGCTGCCGTCCTACACCATCAGCCAGCAGCGCAAGGCGTTTGAGCAGGCCAACCTGTTAGAGCTGGAGCGCAAGCAGAAGGAAGGCCAGCTGCTGGAGCGCGAGGATGTGGAGCGGGCCTGGGCCAACACCATCGGACGGGTGAAGTCCCGCATCCTGGCGACCGCCAGCGCAGCCAAGCAGCGCATCCCCCACCTAGACCCGGAAGAGGTGGAGATCCTCAAGGACATGCTCCGCGAGGCACTCTTCGAGCTGGCGGCGGAGGGCGAGCGATGAGCAGCGCCACGGCGGCCGAACTGGAGGCCCAGATCCTGCGATGGTTCAAGCCATCGCCCAAGCTGCAGCTCAGCGAGTACGCCGATCAGAACGCGGTGCTCACCGGCAGCACGGCGCAGAAACAGAACTGGCGCACCCTGCCGTATCAACGGGAGATCCTGGACTGCTTCACCGATCCCAAGGTGGAGATGGTGGCTTGCATGAAGTCCGCCCGAGTGGGCTGGACGAAAATGTACGGCGTGGTCATTCAGTACTACAGCCACCACGATCCATGCGAAATCATGGTGGTTCAGCCGGTCAAGGAAGACGCCGAGGGTTACAGCAAGGAAGAGATCAAACCGCTGTTTGACGACACGCCTGTGCTCCAGGGCCTGATGTCGGAGTCGAAGGCCAGGAACACGGCGACCAACACCATCCTGCTGAAGATCCTCACGAATGGCGGCCTGATCGACATCGTGAACGCGGCCAGCGGCCGATCGTTCCGCAGGAAGTCGCGCAAGGTGGTGCTGTTTGATGAGCCCGACGCCTACGAGCGGATCAGCGAGGGCGATCAGATCAAGCTGGGCCGGAACCGGGCGGACTACTACTGGGACCGGAAGATTGCCATTGGCGGCACGCCGATCTTCAAGGCGGAGGTGGGCGGCAAGACCGAGCAGTGGTTCCTGAAGGGTGATCAGCGGCGGTTCTATG